TATGATCATCAACAGTTACACAATCACATAACAACAAATGTACCGGCATTTTCATGTGTGGTTATACTAAAGCAACCCAATGAAAATTCAGGCCAGTTGGTTTTTAGGGCCCCTAATTTATCAAATCATCTAAAGTATCTAGAATTAGATCCGTTGGATCGATATCCAAACATATATAAACCACCAATGCAAGAAGGAGTATTGATAATATTTCCTTCTTGTCTCGAACACTATGTATATCATAATCAGACAACTGAATCAAGAGTTGTGTTTGCATCAAACATAGTAATAAAAAGACAAGGTAGTTTGTATTAATGTCATCTACTGTTATACCGTTTCCTATAAGTATTAAACCATTTAAGGAACATACGCAACTAAAGCAACAAGTAATAGATGCTATATCAAGACAAGATAGTGCAGAACACATGCTGGCATTTAACAGCGATATCATCAGATGTGATTGGAGTACATCTCGATGTAATGGCGATAGAGAGTGGCTTAAAATTATAAATTATCCTCTGGCTGTTCATCTCAACGAATGGTGTAATACCATGGGATATCAAACATTTGGTATCACTGAAATTTGGTTCCAACAATATGCCACAGGGGGAAAGCATGCCTGGCATACTCATAGCAACAACTTTACCAACGTATATTATGTGCATTTGCCTGAGGGCAGCGCACAAACAGAATGGATAGATCCTGTAACGAAAGATGTTCATACATTTGATGTACATGAAGGTGATATTATTACATTTCCTAGCTGGGTAATTCACCGAGCCCCGATTAATATCTCAGAAGAAACCAAAACAATCATTTCGTGGAACATGGATGTATCGGTAAAAGATCATGATGCTGCAGAAATCTACGGTTAATTCAGGAGAATTTTTATTGTGATTGAAAAATCAGAGTACGAAGTAATAGATAATTTTTTAGATAAAGAATATTTTGATACAATAAAAAATACACTAACTTCATTAGATATGAATTGGTTTTATAGAGACAACATGACATCAGACGATGAACACGGTGCGTGTTATTTTACACATAACTTCTTTTTAAACAACCGTGTTTATAGTCCTTTTTTTAATTTACTAGAACCATTTTTAGCTAAATTAAAAGTCTCTTCATTAATAGAACTTAGATCAAATATGACTATAAGTAAAAAAGATCAATACGAATCTTCTTGGCATGTCGATAATACCTATGAAAATTCTAAAACGGTCATATTATATCTAACAACATGCAATGCTAAAACGATGATAACAGTTGAAAACGAAATAATCGAGATTGATTCTGTTGAAAACAGGGTATTAATTTTCGATACCAATATTTCTCATAAAATGAAAAGTGCAACAGATGCAAAAAGAAGAATTATTATTAACTTAAATTATATTCAAAAATGAAATTATTTGGTAAAATAGAAAAAGGTTGGGGCCACGAAATAATATTTTCGTCCACCGATCAATACTGTGGAAAATATCTGGTGTTCGTCAATGCCGGCAACAAGTTCAGCATGCATTATCATCTCGTCAAAGATGAAAGCTGGAATGTCAATCAGGGTCGTTTCTTGTTAAGATACATAGACACAAAGACTGCTACCATGCAGGAAAAAATCTTAAACACAGGCGATAATTGGCATAATCCTCCAGGGTTACCGCATCAACTTGAAGCGTTGGAAGACAATTCAATCATAGTTGAAGTAAGTACTCCCGATTCAGTAGAAGATAATTTTAGAATATTTTCCGGAGATAGCCAACGATGAATTTTATTGAAGTATATCCAAACGCATTTCCCAAAGACTACTGTGAAACTATAATACAACGATTTGAAGATATGGTCGAAATGGGCCAACATCTCACACAAAATAGCATGATGAAAAATCAGGACGATCGAATATTTTTTGATTGGGCATTTCACAGTCAACAAAATTTCAGCGTAGATCCTGACCTGTGTTCTTTCTTTTACAAGACTCTAAACAAGTATTATATAGAACAGTACTTTGAAAAATATCAGAGTCTTGGATTTTGTTTTCAACACACACCCAAGGGCATGAGCGTACAGAGAACCGGCCCGCGCCAAGGCTACCATGCGTGGCATTGTGAAAATGCAGACCAATCATCAGCCAATAGAATCCTGGCCTATACCTTGTATCTCAATGATATCGATGAAGGCGGAGAAACAGAATTTCTGTATCAAGGCCTTAAGATCAAACCAGAAACTGGCAAGTTGGTTATTTGGCCAGCCTATTTTACTCACCCTCACCGGGGGAATCCCATATATAAGGGTTACAAATACATTATAACCGGGTGGTATTCACTGGATCACTAGTATGTCTACAATAATAGTTAACGGCACATTTGATATTTTGCATCCTGGGCATGTTGCTATGTTGAACACAGCCCGTGGTCTAGGAGATTATCTTGTTGTATGCATTGATACAGACAGAAGAGTTCGAGAATTAAAAGGCGAACGCCGTCCGATCAACACCCAGATTGATCGCAAAGTAATGTTACAAAATTTAAAAGCTGTTGATATCGTAGAATTTTTTGACAGCGAAGAAGAACTGATAGCATTAATCAAACTGTACAAACCAAGTGTGATGGTCAAAGGCAGTGACTATCGTGGGCAACGCATAGTAGGCGAAGCACACGTACCAAAGGTATTTTTTTATGACAGAGTCGGCGACTATTCAACAACAAAAACAATTCAACATATTACTAATAGGTGACGACTGTCACGACATTTACACTTATGGTTATGTAAATCGTATCAGTCCTGAAGCACCAGTTCCTGTGTTTGAACCGCACTATACCATTCACAAAGATGGCATGGCTGGCAATGTGCGTAAGAATCTAGAAGCATTGGGATGCACTGTCAACTTCCTACACGGAAAATCCAGCGAAAAGAACAGGTTGATCGATGCACGTACCAAGCAACAATTATTGCGTATGGATAAAGATGTTGCCAGCGACCCTATCACATTTGAAACAGCAATACCGTCGGTGTATGATGCCATAGTAATCAGTGACTACAACAAAGGCACAGTGACCTACGAACTGATTGAAGAACTGGTTAAAGAAGTCAACGTGCCTATTTTCGTTGACACAAAGAAAACAGACCTAGCAAGGCTAACAGGATGTTATGTCAAGATCAATGCATTAGAAAAAAGTCGTGCAACCAGTTTACCTGACTCAGACCATTTGATTGTGACGCACGGTGGAGACGGCGCAGTATGGAATGGTTGGGTATATTCTGCTGAGATTGTGGGCGATGTAACTGATGTATGTGGTGCTGGTGATACATTTTTAGCGGCATTAGTATACGAGTTTTTAAAAACAGGACACATGCCTGCCGCTGTTAAATTTGCAAACAAGGCGTCGGCAGTAACAGTTCGACACATAGGTGTATATGCTCCTAGACTAGAAGAAATCAAATGATTATACTAACTGGTGCTGGTGGATTTATCGGCAGTGTGGTGCTAGGATACTTGAATTCTCAACAAGTCAATGATATTATTATAGTTGACGATCTGCCTTATCAAAATCAATATAAAAATCTCATAGGTAAACAGTATAACAGACTTGTTTCTACAAATGACATTGATTCAATCAATGAAAATATCACCGGAGTTATACACATCGGCGCCAATGCTAATACCCTAGAAACAAATTGGAGTTCAATTTATACGACGAATGTTAAATCTACAAGAAAATGGAATGCATTTTGTAAACAACACAGCATACCTTTTATTTTTACTTCTAGCGCATCGGTATATGGAAACGGCTCTGGCCCGATGAATCAATATGCATTCAGCAAACTACTCAGTGAAAATGAAGTGGAAGGTGTGGTCCTTCGATTGTTTAATGTCTACGGCCCAAATGAATATCACAAAGGCAGAATGGCTTCTACAATTTTACATTGGTTTAATGAAATCAAAGAAACTGAAGAGATAAAAATATTCGAAAATAGCAAGAATTATCTTAGAGATTTTGTATGGGTTGAAGATGTCGCAAAAACCATATATCATTTTATGTTTGAAAATTATCAACCCGGCATTTATGATCTCGGCAGCGGCACCAGCACAGATTTTGAAACTGTAGCAGATCTAGTAATATCTAACACAAACAAAGGCACAAAAAGATTTGTAGATATGCCCAGCGATCTTAAAAAACAGTATCAAATAAATACATTAGCTGATATGAAATTGTTGACAAAATCAGGTATAGATGTCGTAAGTTTTACCAAAGTGAGTGAGGGCATCG